AGGGGATAAACCCGCTGCGACCTTTGCAGAAAAAGTGTCGTTTGCAGCGCTTGAGCTTAGGCAAATACGGAATGAGCTTTTACGAGATAGTGATTGGACGCAGATGACCGACTCGCCATTATCAGATTCAAAGAAAAATGAATGGTCAGCGTATCGGCAATTGTTGAGAGATTTACCGGCGGATCATGAAGATGTGACCAGTATTAGCGAGGTAAATTTTCCGGGCGCGCCGACATAAAAAAACATGAAAAATCAAGTCTTTTTCGATAGAATTGAAAAATAGATATGGCTCTCGAATTTCAAGATGTCAGGGATCATTGGGAAACGATCAAGCCAGGTATCATTGAGTTGCGTAAGAGCTACTCACACGATTGGAGACTCGAAGATGTGTATGCATCTTTGTTGAATGGAAAGTCTCAACTCCTTATGGATTTTGCACGGACGCCAAACGGTTTTACGGTGGTTCAGTCTGTGCCGATCCCATTTCAAAACGCACAGAAAATGCTGATCTGGCTGGCTTACGATCCAGTTGAAGGAAGCGCAATCACCTACGCCGATGAACTCGAAGCGCTCGCTCGAGAAACAGGGCATAAGCAAATCGAGTTTTTAACGCCACATGAGCGTCTCTGGGAACTAGGAAAAAGTTTCGGATACGAATTCAGGTGGGCTGTTTTAAACAAAAACTTAACAGGTGATGCAGATGGGCGGAGGCGACCCGAAAGATCCTAAAGAAGCCGAATCAAGGCTAGCTTTGGCGCAACAAGCCGCTGTCTCTCTCAGACGGTACGGCGAAGTTTTTGTGCCTCTCGAGAACATGATGATTGCTGATACTCAGCGGTCACTGCAGTCAGATGCTTATCAAGCTCCAATGACCAGGGCGGTACAGGGAACGGCGGCAATCTATGAGCCGGCGCAAGCCGACTTGGTTAAAGGTGCTGTTCAGCGCGGCATTGATCCAAGCTCTGGTGCGTTTCAGGGAGAGACAGGCGCCCTGGCGCAAGCAAAGGCTCGAGGCATGGGCTTATCTGGTGCAGACGCCGGCATCACACAAACTGATCGAGGGCTACAAGGTTTATCTAACGTTGTGGCAATGGGTCAGGGACTCGCAACGGACGCCATGTCCGGGCAGATCGATGTGGCACAAAGAAGCCTCGACCGATCAATGGCACAAGCACAAAGAGACTTTGGTGCGTCTTCTAGCTTACAGAATTTATTTGGTACGGCGGCGGGTATGGCTGCTGGTTATGGGTTGAATCCATATTCATCTAGACCACCAGGATCTTCATCCGGGGGATCCATGTATGGCTGAGTACGATAATTTTTTACAGGCGTTAAGCGCAGATAACCGCATGGCGGTTGAAAACTTTTTTGGGTCCGCGCCAATAGCTGACGCAGGGTCCGTTGACTTTTCGCCAACCTACGGCGCCTACAGCAATTACAACCCATACCGGAACATTAACCCGAACAGGTACAACAACCTCGATCGAAGAGATGCGCCTGGGGACCAGCTTTTTGCTGATCTGATCAGAGCTCAGACACAAGACTATCTGAATAGGTTTGCGCCTATCGAAGATCAATTGGCAAACATGATCACCCCCACCGGCACCACAATGATCGATGCGGACCTCGATAGAACTCGAGGCTCTGTACTGAGCTCAGCAATGAACGTTCAGGACCAACAGAATCGCGCTATGGGGCGTTTCGGTTTGTACGGGGACAGTGACATAGGTTCGTCTAACGCGACCATCTCGGCGCTTGTGGGCGGCATAAACGACACTTATTTGCGTGACCAGGACAGAAGACAAGCTCTGCTCACCGGTGGTCTTGCGCAACTAACACGGCGTGCGAGGAACATGGGCTCATGACAAGTCTGATAGGTGCAGGGATTGGTGCTCGAAAGAGAGCAATGGCGGGTTTCGGTGCAGCGGCTGATATGGAAGCCAAAGAGATCCGAAACATAGAAGCACTCGAGGCAGCAGGAAAAGCCCAGGACATGCAGACCATGGGCACCGGCGCTGGCTTTGGTGCGATGTATGGCATGAACAAAGCCATAGGAGCTCGCGTCGCGGCACAAGAAATAGGCAAGCAAGCTGGTGCAGAAGCAACCAAGCAGTTCCTAGCCGCAAACGTTGCGGAAGGCGCCACTGCTACTGCTGCCCAAACTGCCGCAGCGGCAAAAGCTGGAGCGGCTGCACAGGGTACGGCAACGGCAGCGGCAACGCCCAGCACCCTCGCAACTCTTGGAACTATTGCAGCTCCGATCGCAATTGGTTTGGGCGCGGCTTACCTCATAACGAAACTATTTGATTAGGGGTGATTTATGGCGGGGCATACTAATACACGAGGGTTTGCAGAGGGTTTCACTTCAGGCTTTGGGCTGGTAAATCGAGTCCAACAACAACGAGCGGACCAAGAGTTTCGACGTGATCAATTAGCTGCCCAGCAACAACGCGATGAAGCCACGGCTGCATTCAGGCAGCAACAGCTAGAAAACACAGCCGAACAAAACAGGTTAACTGCAGAATTCAGGAGTGAACAACTCGCGGGTCAGCAAGCTGAAAAAGCAGCCGCTGATGAATATCGATTAGAAATGCTTGGGTTCAAGCAAAAAGAGCTCGATGCACTTACAGACCCAAATAATCCGACATACAAAAAAACCATGGCTGAGGCAGCTAATACACTAGCCCAGGCGAACGAAAGGTCGTCAAAAGCCAGGATCACCGATCGATACGCAGACAGGGTTCAATACGCAGAGAATCTCAATCTGGGCACCGCCTTGGCTCTCAAACCAGAGCTGACCGACGCAGAGAAGGCAAACTTCGCAACCCTTGTTGAGGCAAACGAAGGAACGGCGTTCGACTTTGGCGAGATATCTGACTACGTGGGCGGCGAAGTAGCTACCGACGTTAATCGATATTTACAAACAGTCGCACAGGGCGGCGATCCCACTATGAGCCCACAGGTGGCGCGCTCGTTCAGCCGAGCCCTAAAGCTAAAAGACACCGCAGCGATGGGCAGGACCATCGATGAAAGCTTTGAGAACGCCCCCGATCACCTAAAAGACGGAAACTATGTAATTGTGGACCAGGGGTTATACCAACCAAAGCTAAGCCAGGATGGCTCGATATCTGGTCAGATGTATGTCATTGCCGAGAACACGACCACTGGAGACAAAGAGCCCTACTTCGCGCCTATTACCGACAATCGAGTCAGCATTGGTGGGCAAGCATCAACGTTCACAATTGATGAGATAGCACAAGTATCAGCATCGCAAATTCAGATGCGTGACCGCCTCGCGCCTATCATCAGACAAAGAACCAGAGAGGCAAAAATCCTCACTAAGTTCGGTGATATAGGCAAGATGGATTCTGGCGTTGAAGCTTTCAACAACACGGTAAACCAAGAGCTCGATCGTCAAATTCGCGGCTTGCAGGGCGGAGGAACCCCGTCCGGGCTATCACTATTAGTGAACCCAGAAATGGCAGCAGAGTTGCGCGGGGAACAGCTTTCCCCCTCACAAACCAACATGTTACGGCGAGCCATCGAAGACAATATTTTGTTCGGTACAACCGCTACCCCGCCACAGTTTGGTGTAGGTCAATGGCTGCAGAGTACTAAAGCAGAGCTACAGGACGTTCCTTTGCCTAGCGCCCCAAAGGGATCCAAGTACCAAAGAGACGCAAGCTTTGTGATGGGCGAAAGAGAAAGGGGTCGAGACGAGGCTAGAACCCTGGGTGATCTTATCAACATTGATGAGCTGCCCGAGGAGACAGTCTCCAAACTGAACGGACTCTTTGATGCGGAAGGAAATATCAGGAACGCAAGACTTTATATCCAGACGATGAATGAACTGGGTTTCTTAGTTAAAAGGTAGGTTACATGCCATTAACTACGATGGGGCAACCTGACCCGTTCGAACTAGAGCGAGTCAAGAAAAGAGATAGATCTCAAGCGCAGCCAGCGGACCTGAGCGAGCTGAGCTTTGACGATTTTATTACTCAGCCGGAGCAGCCATCTGCCCTGCAACAGGCGCCCCTGCAGCCCTCTCAGGATATTCTGCCGACATCGACCCCGGAAGAGATCGAGGAGATATCCAGGCAGATAAAACAAGATCAGCGAATCCAAGACCTCGAGACAGAGGCTCAGGATATGACTGAGACCGGTAAGGGGTTGCGCGCAGGAACTGCCGAAACACTCGGCTTGTTTGGCGCGGGTAAAGCTGCATTCGGATCCCTTATAGGTGACGATGAAATGGTTGCCTCTGGTATGCAGTATTACCAGGACAAGATGCGCGAGGCAGAAGCTTTTGCCGGTGATGTTGATCAGCTCGAGGAAATAGACCTCTTTGATGAAGGCGGTTTTGGCAGAGCTACAGATTACCTGGCATACACATTCGGTCGAGTGTTGCCGTCAATCGCTACCAGTATCGCTGGTGGCGGTGTTACGGGAGCACTTGGATACGCCGCGGCAAAAGGGCTCGTAAAAGAGTCCGCTGAAGCTGCAGCACAAGAGCTGCTCAAAAGAAAAACCAAAGACCAGGCTGAAAAAGAAATCAACGAGTTTTTAGCTGATGCCATTCGAGATGATCTCGAGGGCTCGCTAGCTAAAGAAGCCGGTCAACGATACGCACAAAACGTTGCAGCCAGGACAGCTCGCAGAGCGGGTATCACTGGTGCCTTCGCAACGTCAACGACAATGAACACCGGCGAAGTGTTTGCCAAGATCTACGAGCGCGAGGGCGTTGAGGCGCCTGTAGTTGCGTTAGTGGCTGGTACTGCATCCGGTGCCCTGGATACATTCGCTACCCCATTCCGGGTGATCAACAAGATACTGCCCGATAAGCTCGACCCGCTACGAAAGCACGTAGTCGAGCGTTTGTCTGGTGATGAGTACAGCGCCGTTGCGAATCGTATTGTTTCGGAAGCCCTGAAGACGGGGGGCATTGAAGCCGGAACAGAAGCGCTGCAGGAAATCATCTCAGATACTGCTGCAGATTTCGTAAACAACAACTTTACGGACGATGAAAAGGTCCAGTACCTCACCACCCTCACTACCGAGGAAGGTAGGTCGCGTCTATACAACGCTGCAGCGGCTGGATTCATTGGCGGGTTCTCAGTTGGTGGTGCGGTTAGCACTGCAACCGAGGCGCCAGGCGTTGTTGAGAGGGTGAACGAAGACCGACTCAGACGCATGGAAGGCTTTCGCGAGGACGCGGCAGACGCGCTCGATGAAGCCAAGACCACAATGGACCGCCCGATCACCCCGGTCACAGATAAACCCGCCAGGGTTGCTGATGTGGAGTTTGAAGGCGAGACCACTGAACCATCTACCCCGGTATTTGAACGCATAAAATCGATCAATGAGAACGCTGGCGCAGAACGCACTCAGGTAGAGGGAGACGATACCTTCCAAGCCCAGGAGTTCGGCGGGTCTGCCAAGCTTGTAACCAAACTGCAGAACCCTAACGGGCCCAGTGTTGAGGGAACGGTGCTGCCAAACGTGCAGGAAACCTTCCCTTCCGATCGAATCGATGACAATCCGAACGCAGCTTTAATCAGCAATGTATTCCTTGACCTGGTTGAGCGAGGCATGCCGGTACAGTTCCTGGATGATATCCAGGGCATACATACCTTCGACCCAAGCCATGCGTTACCGGCCGATGCGGAAGCAGCTAGTTTCCCGGTCAGCAAGACTTTGGCGTTTAGGCAAGAAGTCATTGAGGAAGCAGCCCAGAATCCTGCAGTCATCAAACGGATTGCAGCAAACTTTGCACATGAAGCCTGGCACCAGGCTGACAACCAAAACAAATACACCGACAACATGCCCGAGCTCGAGATGTCTCGACTCGATCCCGATGGCGATCTTTACAACGTTAGATTGGGCTCTGTTATGGATGAGCTCTTTTTAGCCTGGGAGAACGGCACAGAAATCGGCAAGAAGTTTGGTTATCCGCTAAATGATTTTCACGATCAGTTAGTAGATGCCAAAACCGAGCAAGAACAGAACGCAGTTATTCGAACCACAAAGCGTGAGATGTTCGCGCAACTGGGATCTGTTTTTCTCGCATCACCGCGCAAGCTAAAGAACGAGGCACCAAATGCGTATAATCTAATCAAGTCCATCAGAGACAATCCGATGGGCATACCTACGGAGGCACAAGATGTCGGTACGACAGATCAAACCAGTGTCGAAACCCCAGCCGCTCCTGGAGTACTTCCAGAGGTTCGGGCACCGCCCATCGAGGGAAGCTCTGAAGTTCAAGACGGAGGAGGAGTTGGTGGCGTTGGCGGTACAGGCGTTACGGGACAACCAACCAGTAGAGAGCTGGGAGAAGAGACCCTCACAGAAGACGGGGACGCTCCTGGACGAGTACTACCGGAACAACAAAGAGTCTTAGACCTTATCGAGAATAACCAGGGCGTCACTGTCAACGACATCGCCCTGGAGCTCGATGAATCTACAGAGACAGTCACTGGGCTCTTGAACGAGCTCGAGACTCAAAACTTAGTTCAAACAGATATGACCCCGGATGGAGTGTTCTACTCCACCGAGGATACGCCTGACCTAGTGCGTGTGCCCACGCCAGAGGAGCAAGCTCCTGTGTTGCCCATGGGTAAGATTGAACAATCAATTCAAGACTTGCTCAATCGCACTGATAACAACCCAACAGCTCGCCAGCTTAGAAATCTGACGGGCGCTCCAACACCTCGTAAGGGCAAAGAGAAGCTAGATAAGAACGTAAAACCCAGGACGCTCGAGGAGCTGAGAGGGTTTATGCGCGAGGCTCAAAAAGAGTCAAAAGGCTTGGAATGGTATGACGAGTTCGGTCGTTTCTTCAGGGATCTTGTAGGGGATGCGAACCTGGATGAAGCGTCTGTGGTGTTTGGAGTCACCTCGGCGCAAAACTCTGCAGAGCAGAACCTTGCCGATACGCTTCACATCATGGCGCTAGCCAGAAAAACAAACCCGGCGGAAAACCCCAAGCAGTTTGCACTGGCAGTCAAGAACACTCCCCGCCCTGGAGGACAAAAGCTCAAGATCACGGGCAAACAAATAGACAAGATCGTTGCCTACTACAACGAAGGCGCGCTCGAGGGCGGTATAAAGACAACTACCTATATGCAAATGGTTGCAGACAGAGGACGCAACGAATTCAATCCTTTCAGCGTTCAAGACGTCCACATGTCCCGAGTATTCGGTTTCAACATGAGAGACGTTGACAAGAAGACGGGCGAAGTTGTCGACGCAGCGAAGTTCCCCTCGGATAACGCATATCGCTACGGTCAGTTTCTTACATCTGTTTTGGCAGATGAGTTCGGGGTTACACCGAACCAGGCTCAGGCTTTATTGTGGTTCTACGCCAAAACAAATCTGAGCCCAAAGAAAGGCGGGAAACCAGGCACATTCGAATCAGCACAGAAAGAATCAGCAGCAGAGATTGAGGTTATACGCGAGCTCGTTGCGGACGGCACATTCGATACTGCTAATCCCGTGACCCCTGCTCTCGCAGAACCATCTACACCTAGAGCAAAGCCAGCCACCCAGGAGGGCTTTACGAATGTAGATGAGAAGCAACAACTCGTTGAGTTGGCTGCAGCTCGAGCACCAAAAGTTATTGTTTCGGCGATCCCTGGCGTAGATCGAGGACTAGCGTTTTCGGAAGACACAACGATAGAGCAGCTCACCGAATACAACGATGCGGTGCTGGACGCCATAACAGATGATGATGGACAGATACCCTATCTAAGGGAGCTCAATGTACCTCATCAGATTGAACGTGCTGCAGGATCTTTCACCGGGTACGAGCCGGCTATCACAATCAGACTGCTAGGCAGCAATATGAGCAGAGCAAATGAGCTTGCGCCGTTGTTGGGTGATGCTCTGCTGCAAGATTCAGTGCTGACATTCCAGCCTCAGTTTGCCGGCACAGGTCTGACCTCTTTCATGGCAAGGAAGTCGGACGGCTCTGACATTACGACTGAAGAGGGTCAGGTTATAGCCGAAGTGCTAAATCCGGCGAACGACCCCGATGGTCTAAACTTCAATCAACCGTTGCCAAACACGATCTTGTTTTTAGATCCTAAGTCTTTCGATGACTCGACTGAGTACACGGTTGGTATGTCGAAAGAGTTCTATGCTACACTTACGTCTCAGCTTGAGCTCCTTTCTAACGAATTGGGTTCGGCGTTTGACGTTACAATAGTACGACAGGATAGCAACTACTTTGAACACACTGGATATCAAGAGGTTATCGAAAGAGCTCGGGGTGCCTTTAGCGCCAAAAGACGATCCGATTTACAAAACCTCGCCAACGATACTCTTTACGAACCGACGCGCCGCGTCTACGAAGAGTACTCAAAAAGGTATGGACTCCGCGAAGAAAGCGTAGATCCAGGGACACCTTCACCCCCAGCCAGGGCTGACGTTGGCATTAACGTCAGGACCGATGGCGCATTAAATTATGCTCAGTTAATCGTTAGCGGCGAGAAGAAATTTGAAAGCCGCACCGGTAACTCTTTACGCCCATATGTTGGCAAACGCGTTGGCATAATAGAGACCGGGTCTGGACCCGCTAAGCTCGTAGGCTTTGCCACCGTGGGCGAACCTACCCAGGTCAACGCGAAAGAGTTTGCCGAAGCCAGGGATCAACACCTTGTTCCCGAGGGAAGTCGCTTTGATATCCAGCCTGGTCAAACAAAGCTTCTATACGAAATGATTGATCCTCAGCCGCTGGCTGAGCCCATTGATGCATCTGGCACCAAAGGAATAGTCGCTAGAGATATATCGCAGCTTCCCGCAGAACCAACACCAGACGAGTCCGGCGAATTCATCAAGCGTACGTTCGATGATTCAACTCCAAGCGCAAGCTACAACCTTCAGGACCAGGCGGTCGTTCAAAACGATCTGCAGCGCGTACTAGAGGGCAACGCTCCTTTCTACAAATCCATTGTCGACAAGTTCATGGACTTCAAGGAGCTCGAGCGACGTATCGCTGAGAACCTGGGAATGGAAAAGTTGCCGGCAAGCATGTCGTTCTATGACCAAGAGAACCTCATGCACGGCAAGGTAGCGGAAGACCTGGCGAATCTAGAAAAGGACTTTGTCGAGCCGATCGCTAAGCTTGCAGAGGCTGCTGGCGTAGATGCTGAGGCAGTGGGCTTGTACCTACTCGCTAAGCATGCGCCAGAACGTAACGCAGTCATTGCAGAAAAGAATCGCAAATTACGTGCCAAACAAGTTGAGGCTGCAGAGAAAGCTGGCAACGAGGCTGCACTGCAGACCTATGCCGAAACACCCATACCATTCCAGGATGGTGGCTCAGGAATCACCACCGCCCAGGCAGAAGGAATTTTGGCGAAGGCGGAAGAAGATGGGCTCACCCCCCAAATGGAAGAGATTGCCGGCAAGGTATACCAGATGCTGGATGAGTTCCGGCAAAGAATGGTTGACCAGAGACTGCTGGATGAGGATTCCAGGTTAGATTGGGAAAGCACCTATCAGTTCTATGTGCCGTTGAAGGGTTTCGCTGCAGAGCCAGACTCTGAGGGCAACTACCAGGCATCGAGCAAGACTCGAGGATTCTCTATCACTGGTAGCGAAAGCCTCAAAGCTCGAGGTAGAGCATCCCTACCCCAGAACCCACTGCTCGTGTCCTTCATGGATGTTGAGGCGAAAATGGTACGGGGTAGGAAGAACGAGGTAGCCAACACCCTGTACGACATGCTGAGAGCTGCAGACAGCGCTGTAGGCGGTGCAGACAAGCATGACGCATGGAAGATCTACACAAACAAAAACCGCCCTAAGAGCCAATTTGACGCTGCTAACCCCATGTCTCTATCCGAGATGAAACAGGCAACCCGCAAGGATGGCGCGCCTAGATTTGTTCAGGTCAAGCGAGGCGGTCAAACATACTTCATCGAGTTCAAAGACAACGAGCTCAATAAGACGGCTCACAGATTAGGCGAACAAGCGTTCAGTAATCTGGTTGGCTTGCTCGATACCTCGGTCAGTTTCTTTGGCGGATTCCAGAATTTGCGCCGTAACTTTCTGATCAACTACAACCCAACCTTCATGCTTGCTAACCCGGTGCGTGATATCGAGGCTTCTCTGGTTTACCTGTTGGGCGAGTCTGAGGCTGCAGGAAGTCGCACAAATAACGAGAACATAGCTATCAAGGTGGCAAGGTTAACGCCGGCGGCAGGACGCGCTTACGTTAGGCATGCTACTGGACGTACAGGCAAAACCGAAAAAGCTAGAGAGCTCGACCAGTTCACCAAAGAATACTTTGAGGATGGAGCTCCGACAGGCATTACGCTCACTCGCTCTTACGATGAGCAAATTAAAAGAATCAATAACCTGGTCGGTCAGAAGAAATGGAAGCAAGCGCTCAAGAAGGTTGGTGACGCGGTAGAGCTAGGCAACCAGGCGAGCGAGAACATGATACGCCTGGCTACTTATGTAGAAGCCAGGAAAGCCGGGGCTGCTCGAGAAGACGCCGCAACATTAGCGAAGGACGTTACGGTCAACTTCAACCGTAAAGGCGAACAGAGCGAAGCAATCAACCTGGGGTATCTGTTCTTCAATGCAGCGATGCAGGGCAACACCAACATATTCCAGGCGCTCGGTCGTAAGGGTTACAAGGCTAAAGCGGCAGCAGTTGGATTCCTGGGTATTGGTTACGCCACTACCATAATGAACATTCTGTTCTCAGACGAAGACGAAGACGGCGAGCCTATCTACGCGGACTACACAGAATCGTCTCTGAAACGAACGATCAACATCCTTGGCTCCGATGGAACAGGTATCGCTATACCTATGGCATACGGCTTTGGATTCTTTACAAACATTGGTCGATACATGGCTGAGTACCAGCACGGTATTAAAGATGAGTATGAAGTCTCCGCAGCCATAGCTCAGAACGTTGTCGATAACTTTAGCCCAGTGGCGTTTGCCGAGGGAGACAACATCTTCGAGCAAGGCAGAGGTTTCTTGCCGGATGTCTTCGAGTACGCCGCAGACATGGCGGTCAATAAAAACTTCTTTGGTAGCCCTATCCAATACGAGCAGTTACCCATGGGTGCTCAGAGAGCAGATTCATATGCTAGTAAGAGAGCAACCAACGCCAACCTAAAGTTGATTGCGGAGTGGTTAAACGACACCACTGGTGGCAGTGAGTATCTACCGGCAGACGATCCTACTCGAGGCAACAGACTGTTCGGACTCGATTGGAGCCCCGATCGCATGGACTACACCATTCAATATTTCTTTGGTGGTCTAGGTCGAGTGATGGGCGATGTTGCGGATGTCACCACAAAGATGGTTGTCGACCCCGAGGACATCAAGCCAGAAGACAGGCCCGTTCTGAGCTACTTCTACAAGAAACCAAGCGATTACGCAGATCGTATGGAGTTCTATGACAACAGCAGCACCATGAAACAGGTGGTGGCTGAACTGCAAAAACAAATCGCCCTGGGGACCGAGCAAGGCAATGCATATCGTGAAAGAGAAGCAGCCCTTGTCGGTTTAATTCCTGAGCACGCTGCAACACTGCAGGGATTAGATGCGTTCCGGCAACAAAGGAAGTTTGTCGAAAAAGAAAACGAGTCGGTATCTGAGGTCCGCAAGCGGAAAGAAGAGATCGAGAAAAATGAAAACGAGCTATTTGATTCTTTCAACAAGAAGTTCCGAGCAGCCATTGAGGAGAGGAACCAATGAATTTATCTGGCGAAGTAGAAAAATTAGAAGACTCCCCATGCATAGGCTGGTGTACCAGCAGACAGTTTGGGGATGAACGATGTAAGGGGTGTGGACGTTACGAAAGTGAGATACGCACCTGGAACGAAATGCCGAAGATCTTGAGAAAGCTCAGGGTATTACAAAACTACGAGGAAGGTTTCCCGATTCGGCACATACAAACGCAGGGATGGCGACCAAAACCAAAAGTGAACATAGGAGGACGATTATGAGTGACTCACGGATCTCAGTCCCCACATGGGCTCTCCCCGCCATCATGGGCATCTTGGCGGTATGTGTCTCATATGGGGTGCTGCAAGCGAATACAGCGTTTGCTGAATCTGACAGAGAGCGAATAGAGCAGATCGCTGCAGACGCAGTAAAAAAGGCGAACGACAATGGTCAGGCAATAGCGGTTACGGATGCGAAGGTCCAGGCGATTGTCGACAGTCTTGCGAGGCAGGAGAAAATTCAGGAGAAGACTGCAGCGCAGCTCCAAATGATGCTGGAGCAGATGATCAAGAACAGCAGCGGTTAGGGTTCAACCCAGAACTACCTCAGATCGATTGCGATCTCAGGGAATACCTGATGCTAAGCGAAATATACCCGGCGGGTAGACGCCTTATTGTGGGTTTAAAATGGTTGCGGCATAACCGCCGCAAGTGCCTGTCCGGTCAATCCATTTTCATAAACAACTCACTCGCTCGAGTGATGGGTACGGCGCTCACCGTAGAAGTTAAGATGGCAGCGTGGGACTTGGTGTCTCCCGCCGATCAGTCACGCCAGGTGATTACCAAAAAGCGCAGACTATGATCATAGAATCAGTCGCAGCCGCCTCAGCCGCTCTCTCGGCTATCAATCAGGTCATCTCTAAAGTGAATGAAACCGGGCAAGGCGTTCAGTCTGCTATGTCTATGATCAGCTCGTTTGGCGAGGCGCTAGACCAGTTTGAATTAGACCGCCGGCAGAGCGTATTCAAGCCGCTATCTAACCAGGACATCTTGAAAATTCAGATGATCCGCAGATCCCAATCTCGATACGAAAAGGATTTACGGCAGCTCCTACTTATTGCGGATTCACAGCTTCTCGCCGATTATGATCGAGCAATCAAAGAGAGAGAGGAACAACGTAAACAGCACCACAGGATGCTGGCTAGGCAAAAAAAACAAAGAGACCATCTGATCAAACAGATCCTGGTGGGCGCCACTACGCTACTCATTGGCGGCTCTATTGCAGTATTTGCTGTTGCGGTAATCATCAGGATGAACACCTAGTGCGCACCTTGATGATTTTTGCGCTAGTGATGCTCGATCGTGGAGGCAATCGCACTGGTCAGGAGTTTTACTTCCAGGAGCTCAGTAGCTGCATCGAGGTGAAGGACGCGCTGATCTATCAATCAACACACATACATGCCTACGTTAGGGCAAGGACCAGACACTTTTCTGCATTCTGTGAGGTCAGAGAGATTGACCAGAAAGATGCCGGAACAAAGTATCTGTTCAGAGATGACCAGGTGAGAGTAAAGGTCCAGGATTAGTGGACCTGGTGTTTCGGCAACTCAGATAGCTTATCGAGTAAGCGCTGCGCGCTCTCAGGTGGCTGATGTGCCAACCCATGGGTTGCAAACATATCCGCCATGTAGTCCAGCTTCTCTTGATCGATCTCCATCTTCGAAACAATCAGACAGAATACGGCGAACTGGTATTTATGCCATTCATCCATACCGATTGTTCCTGACAGTTTTATTTGGGTCTGCAAAATTCTTGCGTCAAGATCGCCCAATAAATCTGTTAGCTCGACAGGGAGCTGCATGTCTTTTACATTCTCAGTCATAAAATGCCTTAATTTGACCAAAAAGCTGATGTATTTAATTTGTACCCACTACCCTAACTGATTGATTTATATGACTTTTATGCCTATGGTTTCGAATCTATCGAGGGTTCGAATCCCTCTCTCTCCGCCATCTACATCCTTTCTAATCAATCGGTTAGCGACTAGGGTTTCGAACCTGGTTTACGACAGAACCGAAAAAAGGTTTCGAATCTAGTGCGAATTCACCAAGATTCGAATCCCTCTTAGATTCGTAACCCTTAGCCGCAGCATAGCACAGTTGGTTACCCAACATTGCCGATGTCAAAGCAACTTACTCAGATCGTTAGACGCTGCAATTAATTCAGCGTTTCCGATGTGAGCATATTGCTGCATGGACTGCGCAGACTCCCAGCCGCCAAGCGCCTGGATAGTGCGATCGTCCGTTCCCATAGTTCTGAGCGTTGACGCAAAACTATGCCGTAACGTATGGAAGCAGATGTCCTCGAACCCGTTCTCATCCATGAGCTTGCGCACATGGCGATTCAGGAACACGGATATCGGGCGTCCGTTAACGTTGCGGTCCTTACTCTCTTGCACAAAGACGTGTTCAATCTTCCCAGCCAAGTATGGGTATCGCTGTTGCAGATACTCACCGTGTGCCAGGTGCTTGCGCACGAGCTCTTGTGCCGGCGGTGACAAAGGAATCCTTTGTGCTTTGCCGTTCTTAGTCTCGCTCTGAGAGAACTCGATGTACGACTGATCTGCCGCCACCTGGTCGATACGCAAATGAACTGTCTGTTCATGGCGTTGTCCGCACAGGAAGGCAAACCGAACCAGGTCCGCACGGAGCGGGAACTTCGTTTCAATCAATGCAACGAGCTCGAGCACCTGGTCAGGACTGAGATACTTGGTACGGCGATTCTCTGCTAAAAGTTTGACGTGGGACACGTACTTGATCTCGTACAACTCATTCATCGCGTAGTTGAATACAGCTTTGTAATAAGTGACGTAATTGTTGTACGTGCCGTTTGAGATTGGTCGCCGCGGCGATAGCTCCACGAGCTCACCCTTCTTGTTTCGATGCATTGCCGGCGAGCGGCGTAACGTGCGGAAAAAATCCCGTACATCAAAGTCATCGATTTCAGTGATGGGTTTGTCACCCCATACCTCGATCATGGCATTCAAGCACTTGAACGCATTAGCGCTCTTGGGCTTGTTCTGCTTTGTCGGTATAGACAGGTAATCGATTGCGACTTCCTTAAAGGTTAATGGTTTTCTCAATGTGTTCTCCTTACTGATCTCAGTTAAGGAGTGGGCACGGTCTTGAGAATAAGGGAAGTCGGCGCGATTTCCCAGATTGAGTGCGCCACGCTCGGCAACAAACTGCCTATGTCGATGGGGTGGAAGGGGGGTTTTTGTCGGCATAGTCTGGTAAATCCTTAACAATCCATGTGGGTTCAGCGAACCTTAGCACATAGTATGTTTAGGTGTAAATAAATATACCTGAGTGTAAATGTAGCGGTTGAGGTGATTGGCGGAATGTTTAGGTCTATTCCCCTCGGCGCACCGCACTTCATCGCCCCTTTTTTCCCTCACTGCACATGCAACATGCAGTGGGTGGACCCTCAGTCGCTACCGTCATTGTTTGCCGCAACGGCGATAGCTCAGAGAGCAGGAGAGCCCCCGACGCCGCTACTCGCCGGGTCTTTGTGGCGCCTGATGTTCTAGTGGACGCCCTGGTCCTCTGGGGACGCCGCCGCCTCTGTTTCTCCCGAAGGGGCTACATCAACTGGTACGGCACCCCCAGAAGGTATTGGAGCCGCCGCTGCCGGTGGCGTTTGTTCGTTCTTGTCGCCGATAGGTTGCGGAAACGTTTTTTCAACTGCAGCTTTTTGAACTTCCAATCCCATTGCGGCTAATTGCCCAAGCGAGTTCAGGTTTTGCAGTACCACACCAATATTCTGCAGACTTAGCGCCATTTGCCCTAACGCCGAAATCTCATTAGCTTTTTGAATTTGCTCATCACTGAGCGTGTCCCTGGCGTACACTTTGTTGCCCCAGGTTATGGTTTCTCTTTCTTCACTCATTTTTTCCTCGCGTCATCTCTCAAAAATAAATATTCCCTCGGAGCGGTTAGCCCGAGCCTTGCTTGCGGTTGAAGACGTTTCGGCTTTGGGTCACCGCGTCCGCATACATCACAAAACTCTTGGGTCTCAATCCAATGGTTTTGCACTCCTGCGAGCTTGATGAAAACGCCCCTCACCAGCTCGAATTCCTCGCCTAGTACCAATGCAATTTCTAATGTCTTTCTCTGTTTCGGAAAAAAAATATTAAAAATCCCATACTTTTCATTTGGGGCGACCGATACCCGACGAACCCACACAATGTGGTCGCTCGACCTTTCCAGGTCCGCAGAGTCCAGGTCAAAACCCCCGTAAAGCCTTGAATCCACGGCTCTCGTTATGCGCAGAGCCATGCTTACTCCTTATTTAAAAGGGGATATCGTCAGATTCTTTAGCGCCTGACGGTTCCCAGGTATCGAGAGCAACATAAGGTTTGCCTTTCTTGCTCCTGAGCACGTCGAAATTGACGAACTCTTTGTTCGATGCCTTAGCCGCTTTGAACTGATTGCTGAGCCACTCGAGTTCATCAACCTTGATACCGAACTTCGCCATAACAAAGTCAGGGGTTTTCGGGCCCAGTTCAGATGCATAAATGCCTTGAGCTAGGACGGTCTCTTTTTTACCTTCCATGTGTCACCTCTACGATTTTGGACGTATAGCCCTGTTGGTTTTTGCGAAAGTCTTCAATGCTTTCACCCTTCGACTCGAGCAGCTTTGTGCCGTCCAAGTGTTCGAAGATCTTTTTGTAGTCCACCGGTGGGGTGGTCTTAGTAAATTTGATGGATATGCGGTTGTTGGTGACGCTCTCGAGGTAGTTCGCAGCGACCTCTTTCTTGAGCCCTTCTAGCTCATCAGTGAGCTCTTTCAGCGAAGCTATATCGTCCTCGCACCGCGCTCGAATCACGCCGACACGTTCCTGGAGCTGCGCCATGCGGTCCAATTTCGGATCGTCTAGCACCTCTTTGAACGACTTGTCTTTCGGTGGGTCCAAGTGAACCTTCAAAAGGTCTGGGTGCTGGTGCTGGTCATGAATAAAGTTGTGCCAGCTCTGAAACAGCGAGACTCGCGTAACCTTGCCATCCCGAGGGTTGGGCAGCAGTTGGGCGCTGACCTCTTGCTCAAGCCACCCTTCTTCCCGATACACGCGCTCAATAGTGAACTGAGGCTCAACGTGTTCATCCTTTGCCAGGTAGCAGATGAAGTCACACCACTCGCGGTCATACACCTCGAGGTTCATATAGACTTGCCACAAGTACATAGTCTTGTCGGCATCGAACACCGAGTAAGGCGCCTTCGCGTAGTACGGTGCTTTGATTTCGATCTTGCCGTCTAGATCCACCAAACCATCAGAGCTCGCGCCCAGGAAGGGATACTCGGGGTGGATGCAAAGCCCGGTCGCATCGACCTGGACGCCTTCTTTCTCCTCGTACCACTTGATGATGTGCGGTTCCATGTATTGACCGTGTTTGACCGCGTCGTTGATTTTGAACTCTGTTTCGGCGCCAGCTAATGCCCTGACCTTTGCCCGAACAACGTCCTCGGGCTTTTGGTACTTGTGCTTTTTTTCAAAGGCTGCGCATTCGCTAGCGGTAATCACCTCGGCTCGTTGTTTAAGCCAAACCTTACTTCCCTGGACAACCTGAGCCATTACTTCTCACCTCGCGTTCTTTTAGGTTTCCACTCTTCCCAAAATTGGTCCTCTCGCTTTTTGCGATCAATATCGTTCTCTTCAATGGAGAGCCCACGCATGTGGTTGTTGAACTTGTCCAGAAACTTCTGTGCTTGAGCCTTTGTGGTGCAGACACTTTTTTCTTTCTGCTTAATCCAATGGTCTAACAGCGAGGTGTCCTCTACACCGTCGGTCTGCCCGGGCGCTGGTTCGGGTTTCTTTTTCATCGCCTCTTCGACGGGCGATGTTCTCGGTTTATACAGATCGATGAACAACCCAAATTCCGCCATTGCTTTAACTCGGCATCGCTGCTTGGTGTTGTGGATATCAACGGTGGTGGGATTGTGTGCAACTTCAAAGTCTTCGCTGGTGACTGCCAGGGAGACAACGTGTGTGTGTCCGCTGATGGTCATAGCGCAGCGAACCTCCGCGGTATCGCCGTAGTAGAAAGCTTCTTGTCCTTGTTCGTTAACCTCGAATTCCCAGGTGTAGTTAGGGAACTGAGTCATCATGACGTTGTGAGCGTCGTAAACGTTCACATAGTCGAGGGGTTTGCCGTCTTTGGTTTGTTGCTTTTTAACTGGGTAGTCTTTTACGGCGGTCAGTTTCTCCCAGATTTCCTTCCTTGATACATCCATGTTGCGGTCCTTATCAGATCCATGAACACAGATTGTCTCATAATTAGGTGAAAATATACAATTCCAGGTGTAGATATACCCATATAAGTCAAAACACCAAATGGATAAAGTCCCAAATTTCTAAGGGACTTTTCCGATTTGAGGTGTCAGTTAGTTTTGTAGTAGCTCAATTTCTGGAAGATTGAAGCTCTACAAATGTCGTTAATTGAGAACAGGGATCCTTGGTTATGTGCTGCGCAAGACTTTCTTGTGTCACATAGTTGTTCACGCGCTGCATAATCCAAATCACTATGTTCTCAGAAACAGATCTTTGAATAAGCTGCAAATCGATTGTTTGATCTAAAAATCGGGGTATTGAAGTAATGAGCTCCGTTGAAAGCGGTAACACCATGCTCATAAATTTAAAGCCATCAAATCCCATTAACGCGGTTTGCTGATCGCCAGTTTCAATCGCTTGCGCAAGTTGAATCTGCAACGTGCTGTAGCTTTGTGGATATGCGAGCCTTACCCAATCGATGTTTTTCGGTACTTCCGCTTTGGTGCCCTTTGTATGCTCATTGTAGGCATCTACCAGGTCAGTGTTTTTTGTTTGAAAGAACACTTGCATGCTGTATTTGACTGTACCTGGTGAAACATAAATGTACTCACCAGTACCGGTCATCACCGCGAAATGCATAATCGATGGAACAGGTCCAGAGTAAACTGCTCGGTTTATCTTTGAGTCTCCAGAGCGCGGATTAGCTAAGAACTCAGCAAGCGCTTTTCTCAAATGTTCTGTTGGTTGAAATTCTTTAGCCATTGTTGCCCCCGTTCTTTTGCTTGTTATCCGGGAACAGACTCAAAACCTCAGCAATCGTGTTTGAGGTTACGGCATTTTCTACACCGCTCTCATTGATAGTTTTGACCACCCAAAAATATTGATCGTCATTGAGCTCTCCTGCATATGTTTTCTCGAATTGCCTTGCAAGCTTGAGAACTTCAGCTAAATGCTTGGAGCTTATAAAGTCTTCCTCAACCTCCTCGCATCGCCACCAGGCTTTCGGATTGATGCCGTAGCGATCACAAAATCTGAAACACAAGTCCATGGAACTTGGAAGTGATCCGCGCAACCATCCAGTTACAACAGGATTAGCACACTCTATTTCTTTGCTTATTTGACTTGCCCTTCCGTAGCTGGGCACTCCCAGGCTCGTAAGTTTCTTGTCGAGCCACTCCGCTCGACGCTCCTTATCACTCATTTTGGTTTGTACCTCTGTATGTACCTACAACACTCATTCCCTCGGCAGGGCGGGTGAACATAGCACTCTACAGGTGATATTTACACTGTACGTTCGTACATGTTTTTCACCTGTAATTTGTGTTTCTCATCTAATATGTGTAAAACTATCCACCATACATGGAGGGTTTTATGATCTTCAGGGTCGCCGCAAATGAAAAAAACTTTACGGTCATCCCTAACGCAGTACTCCGAAACAAAGATTTGAGTGCAGAGGCGTTGGGTCTTCTCTGTTATCTGTTAAGCCACAAACCCGAATGGACAACAACAGGTAAACACCTCTCGCATCACTTCAAGGTGGGCTCTCAAAAAATGACGCGCCTTACCAAAGAATTAGAACAGGTTGGCTACCTACGCCGGCGATGGTATCCAGACCCAAGAAACTCTAAATACACAAGACCGGATTGGGACGTAACAGACGTAGCTCACGAGTTCCCCGATGGCATCTCACGGGATAGTGAAAAACGGGATCCGGCTGAACGGGATCCGGTAAATCACGATCCGTCTTTAAGAAGTACTAATACAAAAGAAGTACTAAGTAAGAAAGAAGAACTAATCCGTAACCCCCCTATCGGGGTTAGTCAAAGCGCATGGGCGAAATGGTGGAACTACAAGAGCCCCAGCAACAGAGCCCCAGGCAAAGCGCACATCACAAGAACTACTAATGATTTTGCAAGGCTAGTTAAGGCGGGTGTAACGGATTTCGACAAGTTAGTGGATTACACGATCGATAAAGGCTGGCAGGGAATTGGGGATGAGTCCTACAGCTACACCAAGACGTTGATCCATCAAGACAAGGACATGTTGCTTTTGAGGGGGATTCAGTGATGCAGATTACGGAGCTCAAACGAGTCCTGGCGCCACACGCGGCGAGTTTATGCCAGGAGCTCTATCCGTCAGGGAAAATAGAAAACGGTCATTTCAAACTAGGCAGTCTCGATGGTGAGCCCGGCAGATCGCTTTCAGTCATCTTGCATGGAGACAAGGCTGGCACTTGGACAGATTTCGCTACCCAAGATCATGGCGACCTAATTGACCTGGTGGCTAAGTCTCAAAGCATGCCCATCCGCGAGGCGATGGATTGGGCGTCGAAGCGATACGGCATAAAGCCGATCAGACAAAAAATTTCCCCGGCGGCAGAAAAAAAACACAACACTCCATGCCCACCCAAGCGCACCAATACAGAGAAGCTGCACCAGTTCCTGGAGTCTCGAGGATTCCAAGACGTAGGTGAGCTATGCCACCGACACCAGATCTACGCAACCGACACCCTGCGCACCAAAGGGATGGACCTGGTATTTCAGTTCTTTGATGCAGACGGGAAGCTGCAGTTCCTAAAAAACAAGCCGATCGATTACGAGGGTGACCCCGGGCAGTGCGGACAGAAGGAATTGAAGTCAATTCTGTATGGCTGGCACACGCTGCCTGATCACGCTCGAACAGTATGGATTTGTGAGGGGGAGCTCGATGCAATCTCAGCTCGAGAGCTTGGGTTCCCGGCGTTGTCATTGCCCAGTGGGGTGAATGGCATGAATTGGATCGATCACGATTACCACAACCTAGAGCGGTTCGATGAAATCCTGATAGCAACAGACCAGGACGCGCCTGGCGAGAAGTGCGCAAAGCTTTTGATGAAACGCATTGGCGACCGGTGCATGCGTATTGAGTTGCCGCTCAAGGACATAAACGACGTGCTCATGAAGCACGGCTACGCAAAAGCCAAGACCATTCTCGAACAGGCTTACGATGAAGCAACC